AGGGGCTAACCTTTATAGGGCTAGCCTTGAATGGGCTGACATTAGTTGGACCGACCTTACAGATGCAATATTAGACAAAGGGTAAGACTATGACGCAAGAAGTTGAATACAGCGTCAGAGTTGACGGAGAAGAAGTAACTAAAATTACAATGACAGAAGCGGAATCTAGCAACCAGTTTGAGCGTGATAAGATAAGAAAAACCTTAGCTAAAAAACTTGGTATTCCTCAACATTACATAAGACTATTAAATCAGCAAAAAAGAAAAGGGGCAAGGTATGTCTTTACAAGAGGAGCTTAAATCACTTAGGCGTGAGACGATGCAGTTAGAATATGGGGATGAAAGGTTGTTCACTGATGGAAATAACAATTTTACTAGATGGAATAATATACAAGTTCGTATTCGTGAGATAGAAAAACAGTTAGTAACTGTCAGCGATTAGACCTGCAACTGTCTCATACCCAGCTAAGTCATAGTGAACCCTATCTCCTGCTGCACCTGCGATGTCTGTTCCAGATACTTTAGTTACACCACTTAAGGCTGCCGCAACATCTGTCTGTGCAGATAGAATAGCGTCATGCTTACTCTGACCACCTGCCCAGTCACCTGTGTTATCAGGCATACCTGCTAAGTAGAACTCTTTGTTAGCTATACCTTGCTTGTATATTTCTATTGTCTTGGTTAGCTGTGCCTCATAGTTAGCTTCTGCTGTACCAGCAACCGCGTCACCCTCACCCTGACCCCAAACAAAAGAATGTACAGGACCAAATTGTGAGGCTATCTTAGCCTTCATAAATGCGGAGACTGCTACCTTTCCTAAGCCAGAAGCTCGAGTACCTGAAGTTATAGATTGAGTATCCCACCTAGGATCAGACCCTTCAAATGAAGTTCCTCCCTTGTTAGCAGGCACAGCAACATAATCATTACCATCATCGGCAAGCTCGTCTATAAGGTATCCCGCATAACCAACATCAGCATTACTGTCGTTTAACTCGCTAAACAATGACCCTGTGTCATCGTCGTATGGGTCAGCATAAGCAGCAATTGCACTAACTGAGTTACGAAGCATGAACATACGGCTTGTGTTTGTATAGCTAGGGCTACCACTAGCACGACCACTGCTGTTTGACTGGCCTAAGAAAACTATCATGTTCTTAGCACTGTCAAAAGAAATACCACTAACCATTGAAACATCACCACTAACTTGTGCAGTCTGCTCTCTAGTTAAACTAGTAATCCAATGCTGAGACTTAACAGGGACAGCCGTTGAACTCAAAGCAGGACTATTACCTTGTGATATAAATATACTATCCCAAGTGTTACGAGTCATAGGCTGGTCAACCTCAAAGATAGGTGCGCCATTTAGATAAACGTACAACCCAAAGCTTCCCCAACTAAGCACAATACGGTTAGTTGTTGTTGCATTAGGATAAGCATTACGTGTTATATCAAGGTACTCAGTACCCCATATAGAGTCCGTCATCCACGCACGAACAGTACTTCCTGAGTTACGTCTTTGCAGGAAGAACCTGTTAGTGTTTGTTCCGTCGCCTATCTCAATGATAATCCCGTTGTCACTCGTCGCTAAGTTACCAGTGAACTCATATAGATAAGTACCGCTTGCGTTGTCAAAGTCTGTAGGTGTGTCATTACCAGCAGAAGGAGATAAGTTCTCCCAATCAGGAGCAGGTAAGCCAGAGACTTTCCTGTTCATAGTAAAACCAGTTGTAGCTATAGACCCTGTGAATTGCATTACTTATTCTTTGCGTATCCAAAGTTAGCACCAAGCAAATCAATGAACTTAGCAATCTTTCCTACGATAGAGTCATCTCTTCTTGTCGGAGTAATCGCAGCAATCGTAGCGAAACCACCAACAATAGTCGCTGCTCCCTCAAGGTATCTAGGTGCTAATGTAAAAACATCAAAAATTATTTCCATAGTATTCTCCTTTTTTATTATTCTACTCTATAAGTTAAAATCTTTCAACCAATTCAGACCAAGAGTTGAACCCAGAACTCTTACTTAATTTGTTTAATGGTATAGATGTGGTCTTAATAGTTGGGACCTCAGTAAATAAAATTTGCTCAATATCTAAAGCAACAAAAGCAAATAAGTCTACGTCATTAGTAGTATACAAACTACCGTTTCTACCAAAAGATGTATTGAACCTATAATGATTATATAATTTAAACTTATCATTTCGTGTCTGAGAGTAAAGAGACTTTGCAGATTTAACCTGAAGACGTATAGGCTTCTGGTCTTTCATAACTAAGATATCATATTTACTGCCTTGCTCCATAATGATAGCGTCATAGCCCCATCGAAGTAACTTATAGCGGACTAATTGCTCGCCTACAGTTCCCATTTTGGTAGCGCCTAGACTCTCAGATATCACTTAGCATTCCTTCTTTTAAATGTCCTGTATACCTTATCAGCTAGTAACCACAATGATAACGTAGCACCTGCTATAATACCTATCTGCTCGGCCCAATGCGCTATGTCATGTATGATACCGTACAAACACGTGGACCCGCCAACGCATACACCAACGGCTTCTTTAAGTTGTTCTTGCTTCTGTATAACTTGATTCATTATCTCCACGCTACCCTTACTGACCCAGCATTAAACGCCGTCCCTTCATAATTAATATATATTGTTGTCAGTGTCCCTGACAAAGACTTTGAGCCAGCATATGAATAAACAAGTGCTGGGGCTGAAGCGATGGTCCGAATTGCATCACCGCCAAACTTCCAAGTGTTCGTTGAAGCATCTGCCAATGACAGCCTAACCATACCAGTAACCACATTCCCAGCATCAAGTCCATCTTCGGTTAATGGCAAGTTTGCTGTCCCAGCCAAGAAGTAACTAGATGTACTGTACATTAATCCTGCTAAGTATCCGCTAGTCTCTTCACCACCTGCGTCACCTATTGTTAGGTTTATCTTAGAGTTTGTGCTGTCACCAGATACATCATTAAGAAAAACAACAATCTCTTGAGCAGTGCTTGGTATAGAAGACGAGGCTGTTACTTGAGTACCTGAAGTTGTAACCACAGCTGTGTCATACTGCCATCCAGCAAGGTTTACAATCCCTTGAACCGTATCTTCCTTAAGATTCCCACTATCATCAGCATCAGCGAATACTATCTGATCGGCCGCTGCTATTGTCGCATTGGTCTGCCCTGTAATGTCTGAGGCAGTAAATTCTGTTACGCTAGTCCAACTAGGATTAGCTCCTGAACCATTTGTCTGTAGAACCTGACCAACAGTACCAGCTGCCAGTCTTAAAGGCTGTCCTGACGTTCCATAGTAAAGTATATCCCCTTGTGTACCGTGTTCTAACTTACCTAGTGTCACAGCATCGTCTGCTATTTTAGCTGTACTAACAGCACTAGAAGCGATCTTACCTGATGTAACAGCTAATGAACCAAGCTTTGCTTCTTCAACACTACCGTCCGCTGGTATGTTAACCGATGTAGATGCCGCAGTATTTAATACTACAATGTTGTCAGTTCCACTACCCGGAGCCGATGTAAAGCTTAGTGTCGTTCCTACAATCGTATAGTCTACAGCAGGGCGCTGCCTTACATCATCAACATAAACCAGCACAGCATTCTGTGAGCTTGGTGAAAAGCTAAGTGTAAAGTCTGTCTCAACAGTGTCACCGTTGAATGACTCGTCCTCATAATTACTTGTGATGATAGAGTCAGATGATATTGTAACAAACTCAACACCAGACAAATCTGACTTAAGAGCAAACACACGACCGCCATTACCAGTCAAAGATGGGAGCTTTGCATCAAGCCCAACTGTTTCCTCATCTGATATACGAATAGCATTCTCAGACACACGCTTGTTATTCTGTAGAAGAGTCAGCACATAAGTTAACTCTGTGTTAAGAGCGTTCAGTCTAATTGTACCTGTGTATTCAGAAGTACGCTCATACTTAGGGTCGTACACAATAACGACTGTGTCGTCCTCAGTAAGTCCTGAGTTAAATACTACGTTGTCACCTGTTGGAGATTGAACAGAAGACACTGTGTAATCAACTGTGATTACCTTGAGTACATTGTTAACATAAACAGCTATATGACCAGCATCTTTAACCCAGAATGTATAGGGAAAGATAGTCTGCCCAGCCGCAGCAATATAACTGTTCTTTGGTGTGCCGTCTGAAATTGGTATAGTTGCCATATGTTTTCTCCTAGTTAGTTATAGCATGATTAACGTGCCATTGGTACGCTCTTCTTTCCTTGTGCTGGTCTTGATTTAGGAACGTCAAACTCTTCAAAAGCGTTCGCCTTAGCTTTCTTTGCAAGATCACCAAACAGCAAGAAGTTTTGCATTGGTAGTAATCTGTACATAGCGTTGTACTCTCCTCTTGTGGCTTGCTCACCCATCATTAGCATACCAAGACCTGTTGCTGCTGTTGGTATGTCGTAGAACAATCCTCCACTAGCACCAATAGTCTGGTCTAAAAAGTTTCTGTTTTGGAACCTTGTCATAGGCGCACCGAATGTAGTGTCTTGCCCAGAAAGGGAAGAGTATCCCTTGCCAAGTGCCACGTTTTGTATCCCACCAATACCAGCGGAAAGCACATTGTAGTTATTACCTAAACTACCAAGCAGTCCAGACCTGTCAGCCATCTCAGCTAACCATCTAGCTTTAGACCATTCCGCTGCTTCGTCTAATCGACCAGCTGACCATAATGATATATGAACAACAATACCAGCAAACGCCATCTGACCCATCATTGCTGTCCAAGCAGAAAGGTCAGCAGGGTTTTTCCTTAGCCTTTGTGAGTAAAGCAATGTTGACTTTTGTAGTGAAGAATAACCAAATGAATGGTACTGACCTACTAAACTACCAACATGACCAGATATAAATATAGGCTTGTCACCCTCTTTAGGATTAACAACATAAGTATCAACATTTTGTAAGGTAGCTATCTTTATTTTGTCCAGTATCTCATCATCAACACCATCAACCTTTTCTAAGTCTATCCTTCTGATAGCACCATCCTTAATATTGACAGTATCCATAAAATTCTTAAGCCTTGGTATGTCATCCTCAGAGAAACCTGCTTTTCTTAAGTTTTCCAAGTCAAACTTTTTTAGCTTACCAACACTAGCACGATCAACCATCTCTGAAAAACCAGTATAATTAATCTCTGACACTACGCCCTGCCAAGTGTCGTTCCACCAGTTCATACCATTCCACTTGTAAAACTCAGAGTTAATATCCATAGCAACCTGCTCACCAGTCTTAGGGCTTGCATGTCTCATACCATCAGCAACATCAGCAATGTTATGTGCCCTACCTATCATTTGACTGTTTAAGGAAGTGCCAAGCTTATTAGCAAAATCTAACATTTCCTTACGAGCCTCAGTGCCAGCAATCAACTTTACAGGAATCTTTCTTATAGCATCTAACTTTGCTTCTGCACTTGCATCAGCCAACAATATCCTAGAAACATCAGTAAGTGAGGACTTAACAACACCACCCATAAACCTTACATTGTTAAAAGTTTTTAAATACAAGTTAGCACTTCCGCTTGATAAGAAACTAGCGTCAGTGTGAAACCTACCTGTTAGTCTTGCAAAGACTGCATCAGTGTCACGCCTATCAGCTTCCCACTGCTTTTTAATTTTATTCTGTTCTTTTAACAAAGCTTTCTTTTCCTTTTCAGGAGCTGAATCCATTTGCTTTTGTATATTAGAAATTTGAAGTTGATAGTCTTCGTTCATCTTTTGAACTATATCAAGGTCATCAAACTTAAGACCTCCAAAGAACTTCGCTGTTTCTATATCTGCTAATGCAGTTCTACTGTAACTTGCTACGCTGTACTCAACGTCTGATATTATATAACCTTTATCTACAAGCTGCTCAAATATGTCCATATCCTGTGACCAGTCTATACTTCTAGCCTTAAGGTTAGGAGCGCTACCTGCTGACGCGCCTTTTGCTTTTAAACTAACATCATCCAACACATCGGTTATATCACGAGCGCCTGTTAATCCAGAGATTCTATCAGCCAACTGTCTAGCTGATTCTGCCGCCTCTTCATACTGTCTTGACGCCCCAGCTTTTGTTCTAGCAAGGTCTTTCTCTAGCTTTTTAATTTCTTGTTTACCTTTACCAGTACCCTTCTTAGCCTCAGTTAACTTAGCTTCTTTAGCACCAACAGATTCTTCAGCCCTTTTTATTAGTCGAGTATAATACTCAGTCATAAGTCTTACGCCTGTACCATCATCTTTCTTCCATACTCTAGGGTCCTGTTGTTGAGCAACATAAGGTTTGCCCTCTACTATTGGCTTACCCATTTCTTTTAAGCTAGCACCCGCGTCCTCAAAAGATTTAACAAAGACTTCAGTAGCTTTGTCTATATGAGGATTGCCAGTTTTTACACCTGAATGCGCCGATAAAAAAACCTTCTTAGAAAACTGATCTCTATCCATAGGTTTCTCGTCACCTTTTGGTACAGAAGAAACATAGTCCTTGTAAGACTGTCTCATTGTTCTTTGAACAGGAATAGTCATATTCTGCTGTTTTATTGTAATTGTGTCTGTTAATATTGAGGGCTGTATCAACTCACCAGTCTCATGACCCTTCATCATCATCGGAGAACCTACCATCCTAAGCATGAAATGCTTAGCATGTTTTGACATAGAGTTTCCAAAAACCCTCATGTCAGGGGTATTAAAAAAATCAAAAGAACTTCTGTCTGATCCGAACACTGGTAACTTAGAAATATCTGAAAGCTGCAAGTCAGTGAAAGGTATCTTTAATCCATCAGAAAATGTCATAGCCTCTACTGACGGAACAGTAAGTTCTGGGTTACGCATAGAACCAGCAGAATCATCAGGACCAGACCTTGGTGCATCCATTGCTGCATAATCAGCCTCTTCAGAAAGCGGGTGGGCAAACTCATCAAAGTCGTCAGGAACTAAACCTTCCTGCTTAAATGCTTTATACATACCAACGGAAGAACCTAATAGACCAGACATTACCGTAGAAGCAGCAATATTTATTGCACTCTCTTCAGCTGTCCTTAATCTTTGAGTTGGTTGTAACCCAGCCTCAGCAGCAACACCTCCAACAAAACCAGCCTTTGCTGTGGCCTTACCAACCTCACCAGCAGCTTTTAACTTAGATGTGATAGTGACAGCCTTTGCTGCTTTACCTGCAACACCGACAACTGGTACAAATGTTTCAGGAGAAAAGAATCCTGCACCGATCTGTAGAGCCATACCAGAAACCCCACTATTCGCTAATACTTCTCTGTCCTTCATTTCCATACGAAGCTGGGCTGAGATAGCGTCAACATGCGCCTCATTCTCAGCATAGTCATATTCAGCACCAAACTTTAAAAGCTCTTCAGGTATGAACGGGGAGGGGTCAAAAGAACTACCGCCAGTTAACCAACTTGGCTGACCATCTTTTGCTGACCACCAAGAAGCTACCACATTCTCCTGTCGAAAAGCAGCTTTGGTAGTTTCCCAAACACTAGGGTCCATTGCGTCCTGCTCATCTGATGTATACTCAGGCCGTCCTGACGCTATACCTTGTAACCCTGTTTCAACATCACTTTGATTTATAATAGGCATTAATCCATCCCGAATAATATTTGTTTCTTAGTAGCCATTTTACGCTTAGTCTTTTCGTCTCTTCTTATTACTCTAGCCTCTTTATCTAAACGCCTCAAGTCATCTGCATTAGGTGGTGTTAACTCAACACGCTTAAACTCACCATCGACTTGTAACTGGTTTATAGACTCTCCCTCGTCAATAATCATAATTGCATAAGAAGGACTTAATCCCGCTGCTACTTGTCTTGCAGTATGGTCATCCGCAAGGATAGAATAATCACCCATCTCAAGTTCAGGGGCGACTGACTTTATCTCGTTTGCCAGCATTACCTGAGCTATCTGAGGGCTAATGTTAAGTACAGCTTCTGGTGCATACTTCATTGGTCTTTTAACGCCATCAGCTGATGAATATCTGTAGTTAGGAGCTAACAGTTGTGCAGCTCTCTCATACATTTTATCACCGACTGTAGGGCTATTTATAGCGTACGATTTAGCCGTTGCTCTTAACTCATTTAATACTTGATTCTTCATTCCTGAGTTTACAAAGAAAGAGTCGTCATCATCTAAGTTAGAATACAAATCTTGAAATGCTTCCCAAGCCTTGTTCTCATCAAACCCACCATTTTCAGGAGTTGACTTAAAAATCTCTAATCTTACCTCTCTAGCTGGATTAGCAAACTCTTGCCTTACTTGTTGGACAGCAACTTCTGGGTCGCTTTGATAGGCTAAGACTTCGCTGATTCTGTCACTATAAGCAATGTCTTCAGCAGACATACCAAAGTCCAAAGTCTTACCTCTTTGGTCTTCCTGTAATCTATTATAAAGACCAGTGTAATAAACTTGCTCAGTAACATCACCATTTCTTATTGCTCCGACAACCTCCTCTTTTAACGACTGAGGAACAAAACCAGAGTTGTTAATAAAGTTAGCTGTGTGAGACATAGCCGCAGCTGTATCACCAGACTGCTTTAATGATGATACTTTTTCTTGGTAGTTTTCATTCCACAAAAGGTTTAAATCTTCTATATCTTCTTTTCTCTTAGGGCTAATTGTTTGAGTACCACCAGAAGAGTTGTTTTGCATCCTTGCTTGTATATCAGACTTCCTTGACTGCTTATCTTCAAGCTCTAAAGAAGCTCGCTCCTTCATAGTGAACATGTTAGTTACCTCACCATCAGTAAGGTCGTGCTTTGTCCTCATAAGATCAATATCTGTTGCAGTATAGTTGTTAGGGTTTTCTTGTAAGTTTGCTCTAAACTCACCAAGCTCCTGTAACTGATCTGTTGTTCTTTCTATCTTCTCTTTTGCTTGCGAACTCTTAGCTAACCTTTCGTAAGTAAACTTATCATTAGGAGATATAGCATCATCAAACTTACCTTGGTCTAAAGCAATTTCTAATTTTTTAGCACCATCTGGTGTAGCAGCCATTCCTTTAATTGCAGCTTCAGCTAAAGTTTTTCTCGCAGCTTCAAACTGTTTCTGACTTAATTTACCGCGACCCTCTTTAATAAAAGCGTCATACTTCTCAGGCTTGTTGTATACGTCCATAGACTTGGCAGTTACAATCCGAGCAAAGTTATTGGCTTGCTCAACCTTACGTAACTCAGCTTGATATTTTACTGCTTGTCCAGCAACCTTTATCCTACTTGAAGCATAGTCCTGCTCAAGCATCCCGCGCTGATAATCACTTAAGTCATCCTTCTCAAGTGTACGTTTAACTACAGCATCGTACGCCTTCATAGTGTTCTCAGGTATATCAGCTAGGTTTGACCCTTGACGAGCAGCTTCTATCTCCTGCTCAATAAGAAAGCTAGACTCAGCTAAGATAGCCTCTTTCTCGATAAGCTGGTCTTCCTTAATATCATCCTGTGCCTTTTGGAACTGTTGAGCAGAAATATTAAAGTTTCCACCAGCAACCATCTCAAGACGTTTAGCGTCGTCAGCCATACTGATTAGCATGTCCGCTTCACTTTGTGCAGCAAATGCGTTCACACTAGGTGCAGCTCTAAAGTTAGGAGCTTGCGCTTGTAAACGAGGAACACCAGAAGTCTGACGCTTACTAAATGCTTGAGGTGTTAGTTTAGGTGTATCAACCATTAAGTGCTCCTTTTCGGTTTGCGTCCGGGTGTAGGAATACCGTTTGTGTCCTTCAATGTAGACTTAAAGTCAGTAACCATATCACCCATTGCCCCTAGTTGTTTCAGTGAAGTCTGACGTGATTCTGAAAGACCAGCCTCAGCACTACTAATCATACTTTGTGCCTTACCTAATCCAGCAGCTTGTATACCTGTTTTCTGTATAGATTAACTTGTTAACGTATCGTTAATCGCATTACCTGCTAAACGGCCTTCTCTGTTAATCTCACCAGCTGTAGTCTCTTGTATAGACACAGGTGTACCAGTTGTTAAGTCAACACCACCACCAGCAAACCTAGCTCTTTGTGAGGCTAATGTTCTACGTAGCCTACGTTGGCGCTCTGCGTCCTCTACAGCAGCTTGTGTTCTTACTCTCTGTGCATCCACATCAGCTTGCTGCATCTCCACGCGTGTGGCCTCCATTTGGGCGCGTGAGGCTGCTACTTGTGCGTCATATGCAGCATCAGCTTGAGACATACCTTCGAACATTGAAAACGCTGTACCAGCCAAGCTAAGGCCTGATGCTATTGTACCGAAGCTTACTCCTGCAATCCCTGCGGTTGCGATCATACCTGCACCAGCCGCAGCACTTGCTCCACTTGCCAATATACTTCCTAATATTATAGCCTCTGCCATTAACTTACCCTTACTGCAAAGTGCGTTGCCAACACGTTTAATTCTAGTGGCACTTCCTGTGTTATCTCAGGTTGCGCCTCTCTTCCTGCTCCACCAATATACACCTTTTGCCACTTACTATAAAGCGTAGCGTTTCCTTCAGTATATTCAGAAGCAAATTCTTCTAATGCTGGTTTACTTACTTGATCGCCATTTTTAACAATGAACTCCCTAGATTGATAAACACGAACATTAGCAAACACAGGATTCTTAAACTCACCTGCCCAGCTTTGACCTTGTATTTGTATCTCTAAAGGTAGATGTTTAACCCTAGCAAAGAAAGCTAGTCCAGCCTCTAACTTAGATACACTCTCTGAGCTTGTTAAGCTACCTGCACTAGGTGTTTCTTTTTCTAATATTTGGTCGTTACCAATAACCCAAACTTCTTGTCCGTTTAAATAGTCAAGCCCTGACCAGTTGTTAGTATCTGTGTCAGTCTGTGTTAAAGATGAATCAAGACGGTTATCAGCATTAAGAACTTCCAACTGCCTAACAGTTTGACCAGCTATAGTTCGCTGAACAATAAAGAATGTTTTGTTTCCTGATACAGCAACGTCCTCGAACAAGCCTTGTGTTTCGAACAATGTCCAAGCAAGCAAGCTCTGCTCACGTAAAGAGTTAAGAACAGCACAAGTACCATCACCGTTAACCATATAAAGATAATTAGAGGGATGAGACTCAGTTGAGCTTCGTATGTCCATTGCTACAGGATTAGCTATTAAATGCTGACTAAACACTGAAACATTAGGAGCGTTAAAAGATTGCTCTGTCTCGTTAAAGACAAACTGTCTGACGATACGCCCAGTAGAAGAGTCGTTAGGGTCTTCACGTTCTACGAATATGACTGCCCCGTCTAAAGACACTGGCCTAACTTTAGATGAACCGTGGCGTGTTTCTTTACTTACCTGATCTGCAATATTTGACGGTGTTATAGCATTGTCAATATTCCCTCTAATGGAATACTCACCACCAGAAGTTAATACAGTTAATGAGTTACCAGAATACACGTTACGTATGATGTTAACCTTATCATCGTCAATAGTAACATCGATAGCCTCATCATCTAAGCTTTCACCAATATCTAAATTAAAGAACTCGCCAATCTTGCTCATAAGGATTGTCTGAGGTCTTTGACTTAAACCTCCTAATACAAGGCGTGACTTGTGGAATGTACCTGACCTTGCCCAGCCCCTAGTGGCTGACATTACAGGCTCATAACCAGATTCTACTTCCCAGTCTCCTGAGCTAATAGCATCAGTCCCAGCCAACTCAACACGAACAATTCCATTAACATGAGATGTGTCTGTAAACTCAGTAATAAGGATACGGCCACCCTTAGATGTATTAATGAACTGTCCTACATCAGCAGATGTAAACGGGGTTCCTGTAGCTGTTACTGTTACAATACCAGTTGCAACATCTGGTGTGATTGAACCCGCTGGGTTTGTCTTAGTTAACGCACCATAAGCAAACGGTGGTATGTTCTCAAATGTAATGCTTGTAGCTGTCCATACAGTGTCAGACGTTCTTGATACCTCTACAGGCTGTAGGTCTTTATGAAATAATATTAATGAGTCAGCTGACTGTGTCCAGTTTATTTCACTGAGTATGTCATCAGTAATACCATCTATAGGTGAGGAAGTAACTGATGTCTGCAATGTCTTACTATCCGTACGGTAAACGTCCATACGGCCAGCTGTAAACACTAAGATATAAGTCTGTTCATCATTAAACTGAAATGGGATCAACCTTGCTTTGTTATTGTTGTTTACGCCATCAAAGTAGTCTAAGCCTTCTCTACGGAAAGCTCCACCCTGTGGTCTCACATAAACATTACGAAGTTTATCCGCGCCTTGCGCGTAGTCATCAATATCAACCCTACCTAGTAAAGTAGGATCAAACTCACCAGATACGTATGATGCTTGTACTTTTCTTATTTTTGCCATTATCCATCAGTTCCTCTTATAGCAGTTAGAGAAAGCTCGTTCTCAGATATAGTATTGTTAGGTGAGTTCTGTGAGTCAGTTGCTCTAGCTTCCCTCATAGAAAGCAAATAATTACGTTGGTACAGCTGAGCCATATTCTCGTCCTGTACTAATGAAAGGCTAAGTATCTCAGCCATTCTAAACTCTATAACTCTAACCAAGTAAGCTGGATAAAACTCTTCACCGGGGTCTTTCTGATAAAGCAGTTCAATATCATCCTGATCTGACAAAAGCTTATCTTTAAGTATGCGGTATCTGTTTCCTAGGTTATCCGTCTTAAGAACGCGGATGTAGCCAGAAGGCAGTTGGAATTCATTTTTAAAATCAAATAAAGGTGTGTTAGATGTTTCAGCTAGTACCTCTTGAAACACGCTACATGACCAAGGATGCTTAGAAAGGATAGCGTCTTTTGTTGTTTTGTACATAGCCTTACACATAATAGCTTCTCTTGTAGAATCCTCAAAGCTGTTAATTGTAGAAGCGTTTGCCATCAGTAAGGCTGTATTGCAAATTGTTAGGTCTGATGACATCGTTGTTACTCCTAAGTTTATTAAAAAATGCTAGAGGGGAAAAGGGGGGGCTGACCCCTCTAGCTTAAAGCGTGAGACAGAAACGCTTATTCAGTATCTGTAGTAGTGAATGCCTCAACGTCAGAGACGTCAACTACACCACCAGAGTTCGCGTTTACAAGCATACGTCCGTATAGCGGAGTACCATCTGTATCAGCGTTTACTGTAATTACGTCACCAACCTTAACAAGGTCTGAAGCATCGTTAAAATAACCTGCTGTAGAAATTGCTGTGTCAGTGTCGATTGAAGTGTATGACCAGCGACGTGGTAAACCTGAGTTTAGTCCTGCGTCTGCTAGTGCAATATTTGAGCGATCAAAAGCCATTTTTTAAATCCTTTCTTAAGATTCGTCTGTAGTGATTTCAGCAACACCTGAGTCTTGGATAACAACTCCACCAAGAGATAAGTAACCAGATACTCTGTGAGCGCCGTAACTAGGCTCCCAGTCAACAGTAATCTTAGGTTCCATATTCATAGCAAGTCCAACCGCTGACTTCTGCCAAGCGTAGTTCTTACGGTCGTCGCCAGTTTTAGCAAGACCACCTTCTGCACGATCACCAATTTTAGTGATGTCAAAACCAAAGTATGATGGAAGCTTCCCATCAGTCAAAGGCTTCTTGAAGTTAACGTCAATATCCTTAACGTCAGACTCTTGCAAGAAGTGGTAGAATCCGCTGTCGTGACAAAGCCAGTTACGCATATCATCAGGAACATCTGAGCCAAGAGCTTCAGCAGCACCTGCAAAATGTGAAACGTTTAGGTTATCACCACCTGCTGCAACAGTCTTTGTGAAACTGTGTGCTGCTAGTGCATCAATGATAGCTTGGTCAACACGACGACCCATAGCCATACCAAATGATTCAACAAGCTCTTGACGCTCGTCAAAACCAACTTGGTTGTTCAAGAAGATGTCAGTCATTTCAGAAACAACGTAGTTTTCAACTGTCGCTACTGCTGGTGTGTGACTTGCATCTGCTAGTGGGATTGGTGTTTGGATAGCAGTACGTTTTTGTGTTGTTACAGCACCAAGGACTTGGAACTGAACTTTTTGTGCGCCTTTCGCATCTTTAATACGAACCTTGCTGCGAAGCTTACCTGAGTCTTGAAAGGCTTGGATAGCTTCATTCTCGAATTTTTTTACGAGAACTTGTGATAGATTGATAGACATGATTGTCCTCCAATAAAGTTAAGTTAAATAAAATACAATACTTTCGTACGGGTATTCCTCAACTAATGGAGGGCCGTTACTTGCAATTAATGGCTTGCCGGGCCATCTAACTACAAGGGGGCTTTAAACAAAGGTATTCCCTTTTCGTTATATGGTATCATAGTACCGCAAAGACAAGCTTTAATCAAGGGCATAAAAAAACCCCACCAGAGGCAGGGCTTTTGTGTTTGTTTTAATTGTGTTGTTATTCAGAACCGGTTTGTAATTTTACAGCAGCGTCCATCATCTGTTCATACTTAGCTTGGGCTGGCCTATCTATGTCAAAGTTAGGATTGCCTTTGCGCAATGCCACAGCTTCTGCCATAAGCTCTTGATATGTCTGCTTAGGAGCAAACGCCTGTGCGTCAACTGGAATATCTGCTTCACCACGCATCTTAGCCATCTTCTCAAGGAACTGTACACCCTCAGCTGTCTGACCTAGTTGCTCTGCAATACCTTGCTCTTCTGGTGAAAGATACTTAGCAACAAACGCATTAGCTCGTGTGACAATGTCGTTTGCATTCGGGCCTAGCTTTTTCAGCTCTTCTCCAATATCAGTTATACCTTCCATTGAGGACTCTAAGTAAGTCTCAACTAAAGCATTAGCTTGGTCTTGTGAAAGGTTAAGTTCTTTAAACAAAGGAACCATCTTTTGATAAGTAGGGTCGTCGTCTAAGTTAATCTCAACTGACTTAAGTGCTTCATTCTCTGTGAAATCAAACTTGTACTCATCAGGAGCCTCGGGTGTTTTAGCAGTGAACTTACCGTATAGTTCTTTGTATCCAGCCTCAAGGTCTTCTGCTGACTTGTATTTGCCAGCATAAAGATACTCTTCAGTCTTTGTTGTTGTTTCAGATACATCTTTTGTTTCCGGTGTTAAATCTACTGTTGTAGAGCTTTCTGGCTCTGTATTCGTTGACACATCAATCATTGTTGATGGGGCTGTCTCTTCACTCATATCTATCTCCTATTAAGTTATTTGTGATGTTATTACGGCTATACGCTTGTCTCCCTCTTCTAAACCAATCTTCCTAGGTTTCCCTTTTGTTAGAAAATAACTGCTAGAAGTAGCTACAATATCAGAACCGCCTAGCTCAAACTGAGCATCCTGATTAGATGTTATTATAATATATTCAGTACCCGAATCAAAGTCGAAACTTGTTCTCACAGAAGAGTCTCCAATAGAGAGCTGTGTCTTAGACTGTCTGTGTTTAGGGGCCTCATGTATCTTGCCAAGAGCAGTCATAGTAGACCCTGACCACTCTTCTATAAATAATGTTGGGTTATCTGCCACTGCGTCACCACCTCCTCCGGATGCTAATACCCCCGCTTGCGAGAGAAAGTTAAAGTATGTAATTAATGGGTTATCCAAAAATGGGTCAGCCCCGTCTGCTCTAATTAAGTTACCACTGTTAACCTCAAACTTACCTGTTGATTTAAGAGTGTTAAGCTCCCAATTGTCAAATAAAGAAACAGTTAAAAATGTTTGGATGCCGGGTGATAATGTAGCTAAACCTTCGCCATTGGCTATTGTATCCCAAACTATTCCAACTTCTGATGATTGAGCGTCTTTTATTGCTGTGTACAAATCATTTACAGCAAGAGAGTCAAGGCTAGAATCTATGTCAATACGCTGGGCTTGGAAGTCAAATCCAAAACTCTTACCTCCTACTATTGCTGTATAGTTAACTGCCATTATTCATCACTCACTAAAATTAAAGTGGTATCAAAACCACTAGATGTTATTGTCCCTGCAATTTGCCCAGTTTTATAAAGTGGTGCTGAAGTGCCCCTTCGAGCAACGCCAGAAATAACCTCATCACCTGTGTAATTGTAAGTAGTCGTAACTACACCAGAAGAGTTTGTCAGTGCGTTAACTAGCTGTGTCCCACTAGAATCCTCAATATAGACTCTTGCGTCTTGTATGGCTGACCCGCTACTATCCTGCACTGTTACCGTTAAATTTACTATGTTTTGTATATTGACCTCACCAGCCGCCGTGCCAGCTTCGGATGTGCTTAATGTGGAGTTTGTTGCGGTAATAGTTAATGTGTTGCTACCATCGTTTGTTGTGTCGCCAGATATTGTAACACCGTCAAATGTAAGTGTGTCATTGTCGCCCGTGTTTATTGCAGTATCGCCTGTTACGGTGCAGCCTGTTAAAGTTACGGCCTCATTAATATCTAAGTCACCATTAACTGTAAGGTTGTCTATCATGTTTCTGCTATCTCGCATGTTTAAAACACCAGTCCCACCAAACACCAATGTTTTTCCGCTTGCGCTTCCCACCTTACCACTAGTATCTAAGATTAAATCCCAATCATCAGCAAACGTGAATGTTACGCCATCTTGTGAAGTTAGAAACTCTTGCTCATCCATATTAGCGTCCAAGGCTAATTGCGATTGACAGTAATCATATATCTCGGACAGAGTTCTTTCGCGCTGTACAGTTACAGTCTTAGCCGCAAAGTCTATTGTAATAAATGTTAATGCCGCCGCTGCTGCCTCGCTTAATACAGTGACTGCATTTGCTGGCAATCGGTATTCTTGCTTGATAGGCTCGGATAATGAGCTTTGAAATTCTTGATATTCATAGCCGTAACCGCGCAAACGAATATCAAAAGGTGACTTTGTAGTAGCTGCTGCGTTGTGCGCTTTATCAAAAAATACAGCTTCAATTTGTGTTACAGCACCACTAGAGCTAGTTTGTATGCCTGTTTGAATATCCCCGTCAGTGTCATACACTGCCACTTTAACACCTGTTAAGCCTGTACCGCTTGTATCGGCAACTGTGTAGTTAATAGACTTTGCTTGTGTATATTGCCCTTGGTTAGCTGTAATTTTACCATCTGCAAACGTGGTGCAATCTGTAAACGTAAACAATAACCCAGAGTTTGCGCTTCCAGCATCAATGATATTTGTAAGCGAGTCAGCAAAAGTTACGTTAGTAAACGCGCCATTAAAAGCGCCAAATGACTTGATTGCTGTATTGCCTTGAAAAAAGAAAGCATCGTCAATCGGGCGCGTAAAAACACCACCAAGCGACCAAGCAATACCACCGCTTAAGTTGCCGCTAAACCTAGTAGAAACTAGCTCAGAAGCGCTGTTATATAAACGACCACCCATAGCACCGTCGCAAATGCAGCCAATCAATCGCATTGGGCCGGGGCTTCTGATAAATGGGCTGTTACCGTTATCATAAGATTCTATCAAGCAGCCGTAAAAATTTAATATAGGCCCGTTAGTGTTTGTAGCATTTTGGTTAGTGAACATAAGCGTGTCATTTGCTACGTCAAACGTAATCTGACAACCGCCTATTGTTTCGGTTGAGTCGTTCGCCTCGCCACCAACCAACCGCCCAAACTGCAAGGCGCAACCGTCTGCAATAGGATATGTTGATATAAAACCCGATCCTGTTTGCGTGGATTCTGTGACTAAAGATGAATTTACATCAGCTAAAAAAGCATCAGATGCAAGCTCAAAGTCTCGCCCACGCATGTGATAACTTGAACCTGTTGCCCGCATAACTGAGCCTCCAAGTGCGTTATTACAATCATCTAAATTAGTTGAAATAACAAAGCTATCACCACTAGAAGGAGCAGAACTAAACCCGCCATCCGTTACGGTTACAGTTGTAGAGGTTGCGCTTTCAATAAAGCGTATTTCCCAGTCGCCAGTATTAGAGCCGTTTTTCCACATAAGAAAACGACCCGCATCACCACTAGCAGGTGCATCGCCGCTACTATATTGAATTACGGTTGCTGTGTTGCCAGAGTTAGCCGTGAAAGCTTTATAAGTGCCACTTATTGTTATTCGCGTACTGGTGGATGTGATAGTCGCTGCCATATTACCTTCTTACACGTCACTTGTTCTAATTGCTGTTGCACTTCCCCCAGCGTTACCAAGTGTTCCTGTTGTTTCAAATGTTTTAATAGGTGATGCTCCACCGTCTCTTACACGAATAAATAGTGTTCTGTCACTACTATAAACTGATGTGAAACTTTCGCTAGTGCTTCCTGCAACTGTGTCGATGTAAGATACAAAAGCATCGTTTCCAGATGTTACATTATCAGAGCTGAAATCTGTTGATGTAATGGTGAAATTTGCACCACTGTATGAAGAATATACTATACGTGAAAACGTACCGCTGTCGCGCTGGACGCGGATTGTTCCAGAACTAGGTGTGTCCGTAGGAATTGTTGTGCTTACTGTAAGTGTTGTTACAGCAGCTCCACTAAGTGTACCGCTTGTAGAAAGCTGGTCAGTGTCAAGACCACCACTACCGTCTTCTGGACCAACGAGGATACGATCCTCACCAGACACAACACCAGATACACTAAATGTAACATTGTTAGGGGGTGTTACAGAAGTATTAGTAAGGTCAAATACAAGGTCAGACGCGGTTAAGTCATCTGCTCCTATACCTAAACCAAACGCACCAATGATCGCAGAACCAGTTGAAACACCTACAAACGGTGTTGATACAGCACGTTCTATAACCGTTGTGTCCACAGCAACTGTTGCTGATGACGTACCTCCTGTAATTGTCTGACCATCTGTTGGTGCGACACCCGTTAGCAGCTGTATCCACATTTTAGTAGCTGCTGTTGTAGAATTAATAGCCAGCATCTGTCCTGTACCACCAGACCAGCTTACAGCCTCGACCGCACTAAACGTACCGCTTGGTGTGTCTACATCAATCTCATGTGTGATACCACGAAATAGCTCACCATTTAGACCATACACAGTAGAAGATGAACCTTCACGAGTTAGCCATTTTAATCGTTCATAAAACTGATTTATTGATCGAGAACCAAATTCCCAGTCAGAATAATAAAACTCATCTACGCCGTCTCCTGATGCGTCGATGCCTTTATAACCTTCTGTATTGGTAACATCTGTATATGTTGCTACTGTGCCAGCAGAAGTTTCATTGTTTAAGTCATCACTTTCTGTCAAGGCAACAACGTTAATTCCTCGTGATGTACCGTTAATCTTAAACTCACCATAAGTATTACCAAAGTTTCGCGATGTGAACACGAGGCGTCTTCCGTCTGTGTCAGCACCACCAGTACGAACTTTAATTAAGAACCTGTGCGATAGACCGTTAGAACTGTCAGAGTTAATCCCAAAACCTAAAGTATCGGGGTCCTCGTTCCACCAATCGTCTGACAATACAGAACCATTTTGTATAATCTGGATGTTAGTAGATGCCCCAATAACAGAAAAGCCATCATAAATAACATCTCCACCTTCTTGAATAATAGAGCCGTCATATAAATGTTCAGCCGCTGTATCATCAATATTAAAGCTATTTAACAGTGTAATAATGTTATCTGTAGAACGGTCAGAAGGGGTAGCATCTGTAATATCCAGCTCATCATCACCAGATGCAGAAGCGTCATCAGCAAAGTCTTGCAATGCTCTGTGCAGCTCAATGACGGTTGCGTATGACGGCGATGCTCCACCGTGGTCGTCACCTATGTATCTAATGTTTCCGCTTGATCTTGTGATTGACCAGTCTGCTGATACAAATGTCATTTTTAACTCTCCTTACTACCCTTGTTTATTTGCGATTCTATGTAACGAATAACATGACGCTGCCCTTCTAAATGGGCGAGCGCGGCAACGTCCAAACCATTAGGCTGGGCTTTCCAGAGTTGTTGCAAATCTTTTAGTACAAGCTCACCTTGTTGGCTTGCAAACAATTGAGTGTAGTTTGATGCGTCCATATTAACCTCCCATATCAGACGGGTCCATCTGACCCTGTGCCATCTGTTGAGCTAGAGCCTGTTTAAGCTCGGCTTCTTGTTGTTCAGTAGGGACCAAGTCCGACGCTATGTTAAGCTTCTCTGCCATTGACCTAGCAAAAGCAAACGGGTCAATAATACCAGTCAAGGCTTGTGGTCCATACAGCTCTGCAATTGTTTGAGCAAAGCGAATGTCACGTAGCACGTCTTCCTCCTCCTGCGCTTGAGCAAGTGGTGAGATTGGTTGTATAGCCAGCGTAGAACCGTCTACCTTAAAGTCACCCAAGTCAATTAAACCTAGGTTGTCCAAAATATCTAACAGACGTTTAACTAGTGGTGAGATTAATTCATACTGTAGTTTACCGTATGCAGAACCAATACGTTTAGCTAGTTCTTGCTGGCGAAGAGAAACCTCAGTTGCAGTCTTAACAGGGAGATTAACATCACCTAAAGGATCGCCAAACAACATACGCTTGATCTGCACTTGTTGGTTTTCAATGATTAGCTGTGCTAAGTTAGGATTACCTGCTGTCTGCAATGGAGCAAGAGTTGCACCTTGCACCTGTGAGCCATTACTTGTCACAGGAATAAGAGCGCCACCACCTAGCTTAATGTTGTCAAGATTGACAATGCCGTCATCTGCGACCGTATACATACCAAGCGTGGCTATAGATGCCGCTTGTAGCAGTATCTTAACTTGTTCGTTCAATGTTTTTATCGCAGGTAGTGCAGTTAATGCAGGACCTCGTCCATATATCTCACCGGGAAGGTTGGACCATCTGAAGACAATCCAAGGTGAGGAACGCATAGAACGCTCTACGATTATCTCTTTAGTAGACTCTTCTAAGACGTAATATTTGTATCCGTCCATATCAACTAAATCATCAGCAGCCCTATCGTACAACTTAACCTTCTCAGGAATAGTCGCCTCGATGAACTTCATTTCTTTATCAGGAGTCTCTCTTACAATCTCCGCTATCTCTTTACCAAATTTTGCATCAGGCCATTGCTTGTCAATATTACGAGCTGATAAACAAAACTTACGATACGCTGTCTCAATACGACCATAAGCTCCCTCTTCTAAGTAGAGCTGACTAAGCGGTACATTAACAAAATTAAACGGCTGTGCTTGGTCACCTTCAAATACAAGCAAAGCACCAGTACCAAAGAACAGGTCATGATAACTCTCTACGATCTGTGTATCAAAGTTTGAGTTATGCAGATGGCTAAACATAACCTCAGTTATCTTTTCCAAAGCTTTGTCTAAATCGGGATTACTCTCTATACCAGCGCCTGTTGTAAGCTCTACAAAACGCTTCATAGGTGGTGTTAATGATGAATGGAGGTTTGATACTCCTGATGCTACAGCGTCTTGTGCAGTAGAGTCAAACACTACTTGCGCACCGTTCTTCTCCTGACCTTTGGTTTCCTCGTAGAATGTTTCTCTGTTAGGAGCAGCATATTCCTGTGCGTCACGATAAAGCTCTGTCCAATGGTCCTTACGGCCCTGCGCTTGCTGGAAGCGTTTGAAAATCTCTTCTGACTTACTCATATTACTACTGCTTTTCTATTACGGCGATGTCAGTGTCTGACTTGCCAATTTCTACTTCTCTGTAAGTTCCTGACCATAGAGGGCGTGAGTTAGTGTCTGCTGTTACCGTAGAATCACCAACTTCAAACTGGCAGTCTGCATCGCATGTCATTACAACAAACCTTGTCGCAGAGTCCAATTCTACAGCTGTCTTAGCGGTTGATGAGCCAATAGTTACCTTGATTACTGGTTCCGTACCCAAAGGCTTAGAAGGTATTTGAGCCTCATTACCTTTACCGTCCTCAAGTATACTTGCGTACTGTTCAATATATAAAGTTGCCATTATCCTAGTGTTCCTTTCGTTCCTAGTTCACTCCCAGTTTTAATCAAGCTTGATCTTCCTGATGCCCTTCGTTGAGATGCAGATTGACCAGCTATACGAAGCTTACGGCTACGGTCAGCTTCTAACTGCGACTGAGCCTCTTGTGCAGCCAAATTTTTCTTCTGCTGCTCTAGTTGTTCTGATTGTTCCTTGGCTAACTTTTTCTGTTTAGCCTCAAGCCCTTTATTCCTCTTAGGCCTCATCTTACCCATATTATTTCTCCGTGTTTAAAAAAAGATAAGCACCATCTTTTATTAGATTGTGCAGTAATTTTTTAGGTGTTATAGCTAAAGAAGCATATCCAGTAGCGCACTTGACTACAGTAACACAAGAAGGTATGAAATTGAAGAGGCTTTTATATCCGCGAATACAAGGAATGTACTGATGGCAGACAACTGTATGACCAGCTTCTGTTAACTCTAGTGCAGCAACAATTGCATCTAACTTAGGATATTCTTTTGTAGGGTATTTAATAGTAAACTCTATCTTGTCATTATCAGGCTCTACGAACAAAAGGTAATCACCTACCTGCGTAAAAGCATAACAATGTTTTAAATTATCAGGATCGTTACGTGTGAACCATCTTTTAATAAAAGATAAACGCTCAGAGTTTTCACAAAAACAAAAGAACCACTCACGGTAAGGCAGGTCTTTAGATGGAGAATCCTGTGTCAGCAAAGACGGTTGTTTTGTGGGCATGTTTATTCCTTCCAAACATCTTGTTCATTTCTCCCATACCGCACAGAACATACTGTAAAGCATCCTGAACGTCTGAATATCTGTTCTTCTCAGGCTTGTCATCATAGCGACCACCACCTGATGTATTCAGCTTACGGTAGCGATAACCACCGTTCATACCTCTACATAGTACCTTACATGAGGAATTAATCAATAAGGCTGGCTGTCCCTTGATGTTCCTCTCCAATGTGGCAATGACTGTTTCTACACGCTGTGGAATACGTAGACCCGGTGAAGGTTTAACGTGTATACCCTCAGCACGTAGTATATCAAAATAAGTTTGTTCGTCATTCTGGGAGGCCCAGCCACCAGCAGGGTCACCCCATATGTCAAAGTCATGATTAGGGAACTTAATGCTCATCTCTTGCTTGATTAACCTAGCAAAGGCTACAGCACCCATACCCTCCTCAGCAGTAACGCATAATTCATGAAGAACCTGCAACTGCCCTGTTAAAGTACGGTATATAAATACCGCAGCAGGGTGACGACCTGAAGCGTCTATCCCAACATAAATAGTACCGCCAGCAGGGGTTGTTATATCATCCTTAGTTGAATGGATATCAGGGTTCCAGCTATCCTTGTAAACTGGAAGTCCGCTTTTAATAAAACCATAATTACCGTGGACGTAAACGTTTATCCATTCTTGTGTCTTACCACCCAGCTGCTTAGTATAGTAATCTGTACCACCGGGCAGGTTGTCTATGTTCTCAGCATCCTTAGCCAAACCAGAAGGCTGCTTGTAGAATACCCAAGACATATTCTCAGCAATATCATTTGCATCTACTGGATTACCAAACTTATCTACAGCCCAAGCTTGTTCCTCAGCCATCTTAAACCACCAGTGGTCATCGGTAGGTGGGTTCGTATCCATAATGATACCACTCCACTTTGGCCATTGACTGTCTGGGACGTGCTCAGGCTTGTCCTTCTTCGGAGGGTAACGACCAACCCGGCCTGTCGCGCCAGCGATAACCTCGTACTCCATTTCACGGGCCTCATTAAAAAATACTCCTGTTACCTCAAAAGACAGCAGTTTCTTAACGTCTTCTGGTTTGTCTAACGCTAGAAAGATAACCTCTAGCTCAATATCACCCAGCTTTACCTTATGAGTAAATGGTGGCTTACGAGACATCTTACCAAAAACATGCTCCGGGAACCAGTCTAACCACGTCTTAATTGTAGTCGTTTCTAACTGAGGCTGTGTATTACGTGCGATAATCCAGCGTGAACGACGTATACCATCAGTAGATGGCGTCTGCTCTTTAGCTCGCATGAATATTTCCCAGACCATCATCACAGACTTACCAGACCCAAACGGTCCCATAACACCACGCACGAACGCGTTAGACCTATGGAACTTCATAGCAGTATTAGAAGCTTTGTAATTAATTAGTTGATTAGACATCTTTCTCAAGCCTTTCAAGTAAAGACCGCATATAATCAAAGATTATCTCTGCGCGTTCATCTTCTGGTACGTCAGCAACATTTGTTAATACTCCTTCAACAAAGGCTGCACCATCGTCAGTAGTTTTTGTAATAGATATGTTATATTTCATCGTCCTGCCCTTCTTGGAAAGTCCCACATGCTACACACTCCAAACCATCAGCTATGTGATAGTGAAACTCTGTAGAGCCACAATTACACTGCCATATCAGTATTTCACGGTACTCCTCCTGATTAAACAGTATGGAGTTTTTAAAGGGTATTACGTTATCGTTCATTTCTTCTTCCCCTTCTTTGGTTTTTTCTCACCTGAGATTTTAACTTTCTTCTCATTCTCAGGATCATTCCCAAGATCAATGTTTATTATAACCTGTTCTTGGGCTGTGTCATTACCGTGGTTAAAATGTCCTACAGCCTTCAAGTAAGTCTCAGATGCTTTAACACGAGGGTTAGCCATCTTACTCCGTTCTACAGGATCGTCTATCTTGTGATAGTCTTCCTCCATCTCCTGCATTAACTTAATATGTTTAGCAGCAGCATGTTCAGCAGTCATCTTTCGATTAAGCTGCCAAACCATCTGTATCTCTTCTACTTCGCGCTTAACATTATCTTTATCCAGCATCTTATATATCTGGGGCTTGGTTAGTCCTGCTACAGCAACTACAGCATTAAGGTCAGCTTTACATTCAGCATAAGCATCAAGGAAAGTTATCTCTTCTAAAGTCAGCCTGTTATACCCAGTATGCTCTACGTCTACTGTCGTATTACCAGCCTCATACTGGATAGGTACAAAAGCTGCCCCCTCGTTAGTTCGAGTTGCTTCAGCATCAGTTCCTTTGCTGCCCTTACGATATTTGTCAGTTGTTTTACTCATAGGCCGTCTCCTAGTTAGAAGACCATCTTAGCACTTAGACGCGCTTAGGGAAAGGGGCCGCGCCTGAGCTAGTATTTTATATGAGTTATAGGAATATATAAGACAAGCGCGCGCTTCGCGGGGTACCCCCCCCTAAAACAAAAGACCCCCCACCCCCCTTAGTGTGTGATAACGTATATTACGACAAGTAAGGAATGACTACATAACAATGACTTGGCTATGGTCGACTAACAATATAACAAAAGGTTAATAGCTTATGTCCAACAATGCATGCATAAGGGGGGCAATGACCATAGGCTAGCTAGCCATACTATGCGCGCCACGCGTGACATGTTTACAGATTAAACGTAACACCCTTAACAAAAGCCCCTCAAACATGCTATGCTTTACCAATAACTTAAGCGCCTGACTTATGACGCGCTATATATGAGAGGCACATATGAAACAACCGCTGTACATTTACTATGTCGCACTGAGAACAGCTCAAGGCAAGCAACACACACATAAGATCATTGCTAAGACGCGCAGAGGTGC